CATAATCAAACGTAGCTCCGTCAAACAATGTAAATTGACATTGTCCTTGTCCAGTTCTAGTTAGAGTACTTCTTCCTCCAAAGGTTGAGAAGTTATCTCCACTACCTGATACAGAAGCTCTACCTATGTTTAACCAAGTAGCTCCATCATTACTAAAAAATATTCCTGTTGATGCAGTAACTATAACTCCATCAGCATATGTAAATGTACCTAAGATGTTTGTTGTTCCACCTGTAGGCTGTGTAGGTGTTACATCACCTACTTTATATTTTGTATATCCATTTATACGTCTGTATCCACCCTCTGTAGATACTTCAAAGTTTCTTAAATCTTTTGCAACTCCGGGAGTCTTAAGTAAATCTATAACATTAGATGAACTTACAAGTCCTCCATTGACTGCTACTGTATAAGGTTGAGATGCAGGCATATTTAGAAGTACATCCTATCATCACCTACATACTTAGGTGCAGGATTAATTAAATTAGACTTCATTTGTTTCATACCTTTTTTATAATCATCCATAGCAAAGGCAGCTTGTTGTGGGCTTTCTTTAAATTGCCACACATAGTAGCGAGCTTTAGCAGTGATTACATTAGAGTACTGGTCCGGAAATACAATTTCATCACTATAAGCTGATAAAGCGGTAGGAGCACTATATGCATAAAAATGCACATTATAAACTTTATCAGGTATAGGACTTAATCCAAATTTACGATGATCAGGACTACGAATAATATATTTAGGTTCTCCATATTGTTGCGTATCTGCATCATCATCATTCTCTGAATCTCTTAAGTATCTCGTCCAATCGTCTAATGTAATAAATGTTAAGCCTCTAGATGTATAAGGAGCAGTCTCCCCACTTACATTTATAGTTGTTAAATAAAAATCATCCCAGTCAATAGATGCATAGTCTGTTGTAATACTAGAACTACCAGACTTTAAAGTATACCATCTTGTTCCTGCAACACTAGGCACAGTTACATTACCATAGAAAGGGTCTGTTCCTCCACTAGCTGCAACTGCAAAGAAAGGAAGTTGTGGTTCTTCGTTTGCAATATCGTTAATAGATTTATTAATAGAATTTTTTACAAAACTTTGAATACCTTTTGAACTAGCAAAAGTTGCTGCTGTTAGTTCAATCTCGTTAAGTTCTCTAAGAACATCGTTAGTTAATGTAAGGAATGTTGTTGCCATTATTTTTTATGTTTCTTTTGAACTGCAAAGTTAGCTGTTAAACTTGCACCTTTATGTTTAACAAACTTACCATTGTGCTTCATTAATTTATGTTCTTTACCATCTTTCATCCAATGGTATCCTTTTGGTGCTGTTACTTTCATATTATGTTTTTTATCTTAAAAGTGTAAGGGGGAAGCGAACACATGATTCCTCCCCCACTTACGAGTCGATACTAGTCTACTACGTAGAAAGCACCTGCAAGAGCTTCAGGTCTAAGTACTTGTGCACCATAAACGTGAAGACCTCTTACTATATCACCAAATGAATCAGGGTCACGAATGACTTCTGTTGATGTTATAGCTTGGGCAGTTGCTGTAGATGAGATGTGACCTGCCATAACTTTACCAGTAGCATTAGATGTTGCTGCGATATTGTTAGACTTGTACATATCAAATCCACGTAATTTACCACTTGATACTAAACCATTTCTCAATGATCCTTGACCTGCATTGAAGTCAACGGATAACATTTTAGAACCAGATTGTGACAACTCTTCGTAGAACGAAGGTGGTGCTAAGAACCATCTTCCTTCTTCAGGGATGTTCTGATCATCTAGTTTTCTGGCTAATCTAGCCATTAGGTCTAAAGCATCTACACCAGTTCCGTCAGAACCTAATAGGTCAACAGAGTTCGTTGCGTGTGCAAGTGTTGCATCAGCAGTCGCGCTGTCAGAACCGATCAAGTGATCAGGTGATGAAGTAGATATTCCTGCAAACATTTCTGCGATTACACCTTCGTCAAACGCATCTTTTAATGCGTATGCAGCAGATGAACTAGCTACTTCTTTGAAGTTCACGTGAGACATTGAAGTTTCAATATCATCAACGATGAATTTAAAAGCGTTAGCTATATCAACAACTAGAGACAGTTCTTGGTCTGTCAAAGCTGTTTTAGTTACGTTTGCTCCCCTTTCATACTGATAAACAGTAATTTCAGGTTCTTTAATGATTCTTACAGTATCTCCGAAAGCAGATATTTCTCCTGAGTAATCAGTATTAGTGATTGCTTCTGCTACCGAAGCTTTTCTGAAAAAGTTTAAAACCTTTTTAGAATAGACTTCAGGTAAAAAGAAGGAGTTAGTTTGTCCACTTACAGAATTACCAAAGTTACCATTAGTATCAGTCGATTGCTCAAATAGAGCGTCAGATTGATTATATGCCATAATTATTCTCCTTGAATATTATATATTTGGTTATTATCTAATTCTGCCTTCTTCTTGGGCTTTGTCGATTTCTTTTTCAAGTCTATCGTATTCGTCCATTGAGAGGGCAGCAATTTCTTGTTGTGTCCAAATCTTCGGCTGTTTCTCATCTACTGTTGTTGTCTTAGTAGACACCATATCAGCAGCAGAGGTTTGCCTAGATTTATCTCGGTTTGGTTGTACAGATGAGATTCCATTTTCCAATTTAAATAGATCGATGGCTTTACTTGCTAGAGATGCATTATTAGGATTATTATAAATCCAATCTTTTATCTGATCAGGTTGAGCTTCTGCCCAATCATGAAATTGATCACTATTTCGTAACTCTTCAAAGTCAGGATGTTTAGTCACTAAATCTTTTTCAGCTTCACGTTTAAGTATTTCTGTTTCACGACTTTGCATAAGGTCTAACCTTTCTTGAAGAGCAGCTACTTTACTTTCACCTTGTAGGTGTGCTACAGTTTCTACTACTTCATAAACATCAGGGTACTCAGCTTTAAATTGTTCTAGTTCTTCAGCAGACTTAGGAGCAGTATACTCCGGTCTATTTGCTACAGCTTCTTGAAGCAATTCTTGTTCTCTATTTTTAAATTCAGAGAGCCTAGTATCATAATGCTTTTTCAAGTCATCATATCTTTTTTTGTAATCTGGACGTTTATAAGCTTGATCTTCTGTTTTAGTATTAGCTTCTGCTTCTACTTCTGTTTCTACAGACTCAGCTTGTGGACGTTCAAAAAACAATCCTTCTGCCGTATCTCCATGTTTAGGCATTACTTCATCAGTGTGCCATGTTTTTTTTTGGTTATACGGGTTAGGAGTTGGTTCTACAGTTTCTTCCTGTATTTGTTCAACTTCTGCCATTTCTTTTCTCCTTAAGGGCTTGTGCTATTTCCAAGGTAGCCTATTCTAAAAACGTCTTTTTTATTAGGGGCTTGTCTTACAAGGTAGCTAAAGGTTATAATTTTGATAGGGGTTACTGACGTAAGTAGCCTATCGGTTGTTAGCTTCTGACGTGTCTTTGATAAGGGTCAAGCATCATGTCTTCTTTTATCGCAGCCTTTATAGGGCTTTGTTGCGCTCTCGGCATTACTGCTCCGTTATCAACTGTGCTTTTAGTTACATTAATGTTTTGTTGTATTGGCTCTTTAGGAGCAGCCATTACTTCTTTCTCTTCTCTTATCATACCACCATCATAAGCCATTTGTCTTTCATCTGCAGCAGCTTCTGCATCTTTCATCATAGACATTAAATTGTCTGATCCGATTTCTTCAGTTGCTTTTGCAGTTATAACAAATTCTCCGTCCGATAACCTTGCAGGTATCGAATCGGATTTTCCAGTTCCCGGACCTTCAATAGTTCCTGAACCTGAAAATTCGTGTGCTGTCTCGACAACTTGATCAAAGATTACGCTTAATCTATCATCTTTTTCGAGAGCATCTATTAAATAATTTCTATCTTCATTAGACAATGTTTCTTCAACAACATAGTCTACATAGTCTTCTTCCATCTCCTCATCAGGAAGCATTGTTTGTTCTTGTTCCATTCCCATCAACATGTCCATTTGTTGATCCATTTCCCCACCTTCTGCTTTTGTAGCCCTGCCTGTTCTTGCTCCTAGTGGGTTTGTTTCCTCAGCTAGTTGTCTTCTTCTTTTTTTAATCGCATTATTAAAATATTTTGTATCATACAAATTAGTTTCAGGTTTAGCTTTAGCTATATTTACTTTATTAGAAATTTCTTCTTTAATAAATTTATCTCTATTTTTAGCAAAGAATACATCTTTCATGCTAAGTTGTGCCATCTCATCAGCAAAAGTGGGTATAGTATCTTTAAAAGTTTTTGCCATTATATATCTTCCTTTCTATTTAGAGCTTCGTCTACTCTACTCTCCAACTGCTCTAGGTGTACCAGAGAACTCAGCTTCCCCTGACTGCGGTATATTTCCAGTTCCGATGTTGCCACCGCCAGTACCTGTAACTCCAAGGTCTTGAGGTGGTTGAGGTACTCCAGTAAGACCGCCCATTCCTTCTTGTTCTTGACCATTGGGGCTAGCTTCCGAGCTTGATTCTTGTCCAACATTATTTTGCATTCCTATTATTTGTGCCATCATTGCAGCCTCTTCAGGATCGTTGAGTATTTCATCAGGATCAAGATCAAGACTGTAGGCAAGTTCACTAATTAATTTAGACATCTTAACAAACGGAGCAATAGCAGGATTCTGTGCAGTCTGTAAGAATGTAGTGAGTCTTTGTGACCTTACTTCTTTCTGCATTAAACTATTTGTTCCTGTTGCATTAACTTCTAAATCTCCTACGATTCCTAACTTATCTTCTAAGAATTGCATATTCCATTGAAAGTATGCTTCACCTAACGGCTTAAGTAAAAAATCATCTAAGTTCTTAATAACAGTTTTAATATTAAGACTTGCTGCACCTAACAACATAGACATTCCTGATGCAGTTCTAGTCATACTCTGTACTCCTGTTTGACCATGTGAGTAACTCGGTATGCCTGTCTGCTCATCAGCAAGCTGTCTAAACTTGTCGAACATCATCATATTTTCTGTTGATGTGTTTGGAAACTTTACTCCGTGTATAGCTTGTCCTGCCATTCCAGATTGTCTTCTAAAAATTTTTCCGGGATATACTTCGAAACTTTGTCCACCTACTAAAGCAGATTCATCAATGTCAAATACTAGTGACCCTGATAAAGCTAAGTTATCTATTGCCATTCTAGCATGACCATTCATAATTTGTTGAGAGTCATGCATATTTTCTGCTACACCTACTCCAAAAAAACTATAAGGATTCTTTTCATATGGGAAAGCATGATAAGGTATTCTATAAGGTTGGAAAGGATTTAAAACTACTCTTAGTATTTTACCACCACTAGTCCACACATTTACCTGTACTTCGTCAAGATCATCTACGTTTTCATCTAAGTCTACACCTATGTCTCTTAGATAAGCTGCATCCATACAGCCCCAATATTCTAGTACTTCATGTTGTGGTAAAGAATACTCATCGTTTTCTTCATCTCTTATTTGATCTTCGTAACTACGTTTTTCGTAATCACCCCCCATAAGCAAACACTCTCTAATAGCATCTTTATCAAAGTAAGGCATTTTACTTAATGCTCTAAATTGACTTCTGTTTAATCTGTGTCTATGAATTATATATTCACATTCTTCTATTGTTGTGGCTGATGGGTCTGGGAAAAAATCCCATAAGCTAACAAATTCAATTCTAGGTACTCTGACTTGTAAAGGATTGTAAGTTCTATTTCCTTCTTCATCCTCATCCCATTTGTTTAATGTTTTATTAAAGTTAAATGGTCCTTTAATAATTCCTGTGCCTAACATAGCTGCTTCAAACATAGAACTACGTAGTTCAGACGAACCATTAGATTCATCTATTTGATCATGAATTAATTTTTCCATTCGTCTTGCAGCTTTTTGTGCAGGACTAATTTCTAAATTAGTTGGAATAGGACTTGCTCCAACTGCATAGCTACCTTCTTCTTTTGCTAACTCTTCTAAAAATCTTTCTTGAAATTTACCATCAGAAAAAGTAGCACCTGCTTTCAAAACTTTTCCATCACCTTCATAACCTACATCATAAGGACTTTCAACTTCTTGAGGAGTTGCTTCAGAAGGAGTTGTTTCAATACTGGGTGAAGGATTTTGTGTATCTAAGTGTGCTACAGAAACTTCTCCTTCTGGT